ACGCGAAGTTGCCAGTGCGTATATCAATGTCCACGGTGACCTGTCCGACTTCCGTCGTGACCTCGACAAGGCCGGACCCATAACGGAGAAGGCCGCACGAAAGAACGCCGAGACGTTCGCCGACGTCTGGGGGAAAAACGTCCAAGACCGGGTAAGCAAGAAGTGGGAAGGCATCATCGGCGCGATGGGGTCGGACAAAACGTCCGACTGGAACCGCGCGTTCGCCAACTTCGACTCCACCGGACTCGACGACGCCCAGCGCAAGATCATCGACTTCGCCAACAACATGCGCCAGCTCGGCAACATCACGTCTGAGCAATACAAGGAGATGAAGAAGGCTGTCGTCTCCCAGATCGGCGTGATGAGGGACGAGGAGCAGGCGCAGAAGGACCTCAACAAGCAGACCGAGGAAGCGATCCGGCTCCAGAACGCCATGGATGAGGGCGCCCGGCGGGCCGGGGAAATCCGCAAGAAGCAGTACGACGACGCCATCTCCGAGAACGACGCGTACGATGCCCGTCGCGCGAAGACGATGGAAGAAGCCATCAAGGAAAACGAGCGGTGGGCGCGCACCCTCGACGGGATGCGCAAGAACAACGCCATCCGTGACATGAACGACGACTTCGCGAAACTCGCCAAGACGATGAAGTCCGCGGACATGAAGTCTTTTGCCAAGTCTTTCGACACCATCTACGACGCCCGTGACCGCATCGACGAGGTCACCGCCGCAATGGAGCGGCAGGGCCGGATGTCCCGCGAGCAGTCCGACCGGATGAAGAAGGACATCAACGACTACATCGACCGGATCAACGCCGAGAAGATAGCCGAAGATGATGCCGCGAAGGAAAAGTCCCGGATCACGCGCATGGCGCTGGATGAGACCCGGCGGCTCCGCGAGGAGCAGGACCGGTACAACTCCTCCCTCAATGGCATGAGGAACAACTTCCATGTCAAGGAGTTGCAGAACGATTTCGCCAACCTCGCCCACTCCATGAACACCAACGACTGGTCGCACTTCCAGAAGGGCGCCGACTATGTCGAACAGATGCGGGGCAACATCGTCCGAACCGCATCGGAGATGCACGCCTTCGGCCGCATGACCGACGCCGAGTTCGGCAACATTCTGAGCAACGTCAACCGGGTCAATGGTGAATTCAGGCAGATGGAAGGCACCGGGTCGGCCATGTTCACGGCCCTGCGGACCGGCGCATCGCGCTTCAGCGCCAGCATGTCCAGCCTGTTCAGCGCCAGTCAGGGCCTCCGCGAGCACCTTCAAGGCTTCGCGGGCCTGAACGTCTTCGGCGACATGATTGAAGGCGGACTCGAATTCATCCACAACCTCGACCGGATCGCCGTATCCGCGAGCCTCACAGCCATGAAGGTCAGCTCCGCGATGTCCGTCGTCGGGTCCAGTCTCGCCGGGGTGTTCGTCATCGCCGACGACCTCGGGAAAACCCTTGGCGGGCTCAGCGCACTCCTGCCCGCGTTCGCCACCGGCCTCGGCTTCATGGCCTATGTGGGGATGTCCGCGTTGCAGGGCATGGCAAAGAAGTACAAAACCGAAATCCTGAAGTGGAAGGAGGATCTGCTCACCGCATTGAACGTGGGCCTCCAGCCCGCCATGGACCGCTTCTCGCAGGTCATGCTCCCGACCCTGAAGAAGAACCTCAACGACGTAGCCGCCGCTGAGGGCCGCCTGTTCGGAGCCATCCTCGACGGCATCACCGCGTCCAACGGCCCGGACAAAATGAACCTGATGTTCAAGCGCATGAACGATGCGATGGACAAGTCCCATGCCGGGGTGAAGTCCTTCATCAACGCATGGTCCACCCTCGGCCTCGTCGGCACCAAATACTTCGACCGCTTCGCCGTCTGGTTCAACAAGCTCGGCGCCTCCTTCGACGCGTTCATCACCAAGGCTGAGAAGTCCGGTCAAATCGACAGGTGGATCGAGGCCGGAATCAAGGGCTTCAAGGACCTTGGCCGCACCATCGACGGCACCCTCGGCATCTTCAACGCCGTCGCCGATGCCGCCCGCAAGGCCGGAAACGGCGGCCTGTCGAAGTTCGCCGACAAGCTTCAGGGCATCGCCGCGACCATGCAGTCCGACCGGTTCCAGAAGACCCTCACAATGTTCATCTCGGGCCTGAACATCATGGTCGGCAAGCTCGGCGACGCAATCTACAAGCTCGGCCCCGCATTCGAGTCCATCATGCCGTCCATCAACCTTGCGCTGGGCTACCTCGGCGACAGCGTCGCCACCATCATCGGATACATCGGCCGGATTCTCTCCAACCCTGCCGTCCAGAAGGGCATCACGGACTTCACCGGAGGCGTCGCCAAGGCGCTGGCCTCACTGGAACCGGCCGTCAAGCCGTTTGCCGATTCCGTCGGCAATATGCTCACCCTGCTCGGCAGGATCGTCCAGTCCGTCGCGGACATTGCCGGAGCGTTCACCATCTACCTCGGCCCCGTCATCGACGACATGTCCCGGCAGGTCCAGACCCTGCTCACCCCGCTCTCAACGACAGCCGTGGATGCCATCAAGTCCCTGCAAGGGCCGCTGAAAGCCTTCAACGACAACATTGTGACGCCGCTCGTCGCCGGAATCAGGGACAAGCTCCTGCCCGCCGTCGACAATTTCATCAAAGCCGCCTCGCCCGCACTTCAGAGCATCCTCGACCACCTCGGCCCGGTCGCCACCGCCATCTCCGGCGCCGCGGCCGGTGTCGTCACGTTCGCCACGGCACTGATACCGTTCATCACCACACTCGTGAACGCCGCAACCCCGGCCGTAACGGTCCTGCTTGACCACATCAACTCAACCTTCAGCAACCTCGGCACGAACGTCCACTCCGCGGCGACCAGCAGCGACTGGGATACGCTCGGCGCGGCCATTGACCGCATCTCCAAGAAGGCCAGCGAGGTCAAGTTCCCGGGCCTGTCCCTGCCGGTCGACTTCGCCCTGCGCATCGACGTTGCCGCGCTGACCGAAAGCAAGAAGGCCCTCGGCTTCGCGGTCCTGTTCGGCGACACCGTCATGGCGGACTGGCTGAAGAACCTGGCCGAGTTCTCAAAGTTCATCGACACCGCCACGCAGTTCCTTGCGATGATCCTCAACCCGAAGAACATCGTCTCCAACATCATTACCCTCATCGGTACCGACTTCGCCATGAAGAACGAGGAAAACGGGTGGCTCACCGACGGCCTCGACGGCTGGTGGACGGGCGTCAAGGCCAGCGCGCAGGTCTGGTTCAAGGAGAAGTTCGGCTTCGGTTCCGACCCGTCCCAGAAGGACAGCCCGGCCAACATCACCGGAGGCATGGGCGGCGCCGGAGGCAAGGGCTACGGCGTGATGGGCAAGATCACCGAGGACATGCTCGGCAACACGGGCGATCCAAAAACCACCGTCACCGGGCCGCTCGAAGCCATCGGGCAGGCCATCAATGACGGCCTCTCCGGCATCAACTCCGTCGTCGGCGGACTCACCGGGGCGCTCGGGAACATCTGGAATACCTTCTGGGACGGCTTCGGCACCATCGTCTCCAACACGTGGAACAACATCACCTCGTGGGTATCCACCATTGCCGGGCAGGTTGGCGCCAACATCGCCAGCTTCGCCGCCACCGTCTCCTCGAACTGGAACGCCTTCTGGTCCGGCGTCGGAGACAAGGTGTCGCAGACGTGGCAGTTTGTCACGCAGTGGATCGGCCAGCAGGTCGGCAACATCATCGGCAACATCGGCAACTTCATCGGCACCGTATCCTCGAACTGGAACTCGTTCTGGTCCGGCGTCGGCCAGAAGGTGCAGGCCACATGGGACTTCGTGTGGCAGTGGATCAGTAGCCGGGTCGGTTCCATCATGGGAAGCATTGCCGGTTTCATCGGGCAGGTCGGTTCGACGTGGTCCGGGCTGTGGAACAACGTCGGTCAGGTCGCATCCGCGGCATGGAACTGGATCACCGGGACCGTCTCGAACGGCATCAACACCGTCGTCAGCTGGATCGGCGGACTCCCCGGACAGATCACCGGGGCCATCGGCAACACGTGGGGTCTGCTTCAGGGCGCCGGTGAGGCCATCATGGGCGGCCTGCGCCGCGGCCTCGAAGCGGCATGGGGCGGGGTGCAGAGCTTCGTCGGAACCATCGCTGACTGGATTGCCCAGCACAAGGGTCCGATCAGCTACGACAAGACCCTCCTCGTGCCCGCAGGTCAGGCCATCATGTACGGCCTCGAAACGTCGATGCGCTCCAGCTTCGTCTCCGTCATGGACTTCGTCTCGCAGATGGCGGACATGATGGCCGGTGCGTTCGGCGCCTCGAAGATGTACATCGCCGGGAAGGATGCCTCGAAGGGGCTGGCCGACGGCCTGCTCGCGAACAAGTCCACCATCGCCGCCGCGTACTCGGACCTCGGCTCACTGGCCCCCACCAGTCTCGGTCACCTTTCCGTCACCGGAACCGGGGCGGCCGGGGGTGCCGACCGGTCGTCAGGTACGGGTGCTGTCATGGCCCCGGGTGCGGTACAGGTCTCCGTCACCACCGCGGCAACGGACCCGAACATCGTGGCCAGCAAGGTCTCGGACACCATCGACGATGCGCTCGCGCGCTTCTCGGCACTGTAGGAAGGCGCCATGTATAACGGCTGGTTGGAGTACGCGGGGATCGAACTGATCAACGCGGCCCGGACGAAGAAGTACCTCACCACCCTCCTGAAGGGGCTCGACGTCCGGTGCGACACGACGGGCCTGATGTCCGCTCGCGGGGCGGCCTCCTACGTATCCCCCGCCGCGGACGGTGCCCCGTGGTACAAGTCGACGCGGCCCGCGACCGCCCGGTTCTACGGCCTGTTCCCCGCCACCATGCGCGGCGAGGAGGACTCCTCCCGGGGCGTGTCCGTCATCGAACTGTCCGGCGACGGGGCCACCTACTCCAAGCCCCGCTACGGGTCACGGGAAATCCGGATCAGCGCCGTCGCGTTCGCCGCCGACAACGAAGCCATGGGGGAGGGGCTGGCGTGGCTGAGGGACGCGCTGGACTCCGGGGAGTGCGCGGAGACGACCGGGGCGTGCTCCGACAATGACCTGCGCATGTACCTCGCCCAGCCGAAGAACGGCTCCTCCGACAACTACATGCTCCGCACCTTCATCCGCACCGAAGTCCTCGACAACGTCTCCGTCACGAAAGACTGGGGATCGAAGGTGTGCGTGGCGAAGACCGTGGAGTTCATCTTCACCGTCGGGGTGCCGTGGGCGTTCACCCCCAAGGCCCTCGTCGGCACCCTCGACATGGGCACCGGCACCGCCTCCTTCACCGACCCGACCGGCGAGGACTGCTACAGCTCCACCAACGCGTACACCAACTTCATCAACGACCCCTACTACACCGGGATCGTCCAGCCCCCGGCGCCGCCGAACATCAAACCCCCGAACGTGACGAAGCCGGCCTCGTGGCAGCGGAAGACCCTGCCCGTGACGCAGTCGGAAGTGGACCGCTGGGGCCGGGTCGCGCCCATCGTTACTGTCGCCACCGGTTCGGGCGGGGCCGCGCTGGTCCGGGTCCGGTTCTACGGGACCGGGTCCACCCTGTCCGGGTGCGGGTATGAGGGGGAGTTCTACATCTCCTACATCCCGCCGAACTCCACCATGATCCTCGACACGATGCGCAAGGAAATCACGGTGGTCCGGGCGAACGGTGCGGTGGTCCCCGGCGGGCAGCTCGTGTACGGCTCCGACGGCCTGCCGCTGAAGTGGCCCTCACTGGGGTGCTCGTCGTCCTACACCATGACCGCCGACATGCTCTCGGGGCAGTCCGGGATCAGCGTCATGCTCGAATCTTCGGTTAGGGAGTAGCCCCGTGGCACTGTCATGCGAGACGCACACGGCGTTCATTTATGACCGGGGCGGGTTCCGTCAGATGGTCGCGCTGACCCCGCTGTACCGGGTGAAGTGGGAGCGCCGCCGCGACGACATCTCCACCGCCGTCGTATACCTGTCCACGCCCGGGAAGAAGTGCGCCGAACAGCTCGGGCTGGTCGAGACGGGCCGGGTGGAGCTGGTCATTTTCCGCGGCACCGAACGGGTGTGGGAGGGGCCGGTGAACCGGGTCGCCTACAAGGGGCAGACTGTGGAGATTTACGCCTCCGACGTCATGTACTACGTGAACCGGACGGCGATGCGCGGCGAGTACGACAACCGTTACCCGAACACGACCTACACCATTGACCGGGTCCAGCACATCATGACGACGGAACTGGCCCGGAAGGAGGCCATGGACCCGGCGTACAACATCCTGCCGAATGTCCAGTACCTCTACTCGACGCCTCGCACGGACTCCCGCACGGCGGCGCACACCCTGCCGTACCAGATGAGCGTCTTCGACCACATCGACGAGTACGCGGCCCGCGGCGGTCTGGACTACACGGTCATCGGCCGGTCCATCCTGTTCTGGGATGTGCATGAACCCATTGGGCAGACGGCCATGGTCGGCGCGGATGATTTCCTCGGCGACCTCATCATTACCCAGTACGGCGCTGAGCTTGGCACGCAGATTTACATCTCCGACGGCAAGGGCCACCACGGCGAGTACGGCGCCGTCGATCCTTACTACGGTGAATGGGAATGGGTTCAGCAGGCGTACAGCGAAAACACGGGCAGTGCCGCGACGGCTACGGACCCCACCGTCGGTGAGATGAACTCTCAGGCGTCACGCATCTGGTCGCAGTCGAAGATACCGCCGCTTGTCGCCCGCGTGCCGGACAACACCACGATCAACCCTGCCGGTGTTCTCACTCTCGCGGACCTTGTCCCGGGCACGTGGGTTCCTTTGACGGTTGATGTGCCGGGTCGCACCGTCTCGCAGATGCAAAAGCTGGATAACATGGCGGTTGAGGAGACCGCGGGCGCTGGGGAGGTCATTACTGTGACTCTGTCCCCCGCCCCGATCCAGACATAAGAGGAGAGGACCGCCTGTGTCCATGCAACACCCCCGCGACTTCCGCGAATGGCAGAGGTACGTCGAGCGCGGACTGACTCAGGCTCAACGCGGCACTTCTATCGCCATCGCGCACACCGATGAGAAGACTGCGACCGTCGTCGACGAGATTGACAGCTACAAGAATCTGACGCCGACGGCTCCTGTCGAGCTTAACTACCAGACGTCCACCTACATCGACGTCAATGGCAAACGTCGCGGGCGCGTTGTTGTCGACTTCCCGGACGTTGTCCTCTCCACCGACGCGCAAGCCCTGACCGTCAGCAACTATGAGCTGTCCGGGCAGGATCAGGGAAGCTCGCCGCTGGACGCGTGGCGAACGCTGGCGACCTCGGATACGTCCTCGCTCATGGCGATGGACTTCGCTCCCGGTGCGATCTGGAAGTTCCGGGTCCGGGCACTGTCGGGCAACTTCACCAACGCGGGCCAGTGGTCCGCGGAGACGCAGGTGACAATCACCTCGGACACCACACCCCCGCCCCAGCCCTCAACCCCTGTCGTCACGGCCACCGGCGGCACCCTGAAGGTCACATGGGACGGCAAGGACGTGGGCGGCAACCCGATGCCCGCTGACTTCGACCGGCTGGAAGTCTACTTCGCGCTCACCAGCTCCCCGACGGTGAAGGTCACCAGCTTCTACGAGGCGTCCTTCGACGTGTTTCCGAAGTCCGCCTACAATGTTGCGCACTACTTCCGCTTCCGCGCCGTGGACAGCTCCGGGAACTTCTCGGCCTACAGCACGCAGGCGTCCGGGACGCCGGTCCCGCTCGTGGACGTGGACATCATCCTGTCCGCCATCGACGGGGCCAAGACCACCATCACCAACATCGGCAATCAGGCCCTGCTGGACGGGGCAGTCACCGGTGTGAAGCTGGCCGACAATGCCATCACGCAGGCGAAGCTTCAGGACAACATCATCTCCGCGTCCAAGCTGACGACCACCGTGAACGCTTCCATCAATCAGGGCATCTCGGATGCCGCCGCCGCGCAGACTTCCGCGAACACGGCGAATACCGCCGCCGGGACCGCGCAGACTGCCGCGGACGCCGCGCGGGCCGTCGTGGACGCGAAGGTTGCGTCCGGCGCGACCCTGAATATCAACGGCAACTTCGACGCGACGCCCATCGTGGCCCTGCCGATCGGCTGGACCTTCCGCTCCAACACGCAGGCGCAGGTGTCCGCGACGACGGCCCGCTCGGGCACGGGGGTCCTGAAGTGCACCCCGTCCACGGGTGCGCCTGCTTACGCCTACACCGACTTCCTCGCATCGGCGACAGGCCGGGTGTTCTACGTCGAATACTGGGTGCGGCTCGATCAGGCCGTGGTCGCCGGGAACGAGAACCTGCTCCTCGGTGCATACTTCACCGGAGTCGACACCTCGGGCGCGGCCTCCCCTTCCCCGCAGTACGGCTCCGCCGCCGCCGGTGCCCTGTACCCGCAGGTCAAGCTCTCCGCGCTGAGCACCAGCACGTGGACGAAGTTCGCCCTCACCTACACGGTGACGCAGGCAAACAACGTCCAGATGCGGTTCGGCCCCCGGATGCCCCAGCTCGCCGTCGCCGGTAACACCTTCGAGGTGGACGGCTTCCGGGTGGTGGACATGACCGAGGCGCAGGCCGCGCTGGACGCCGCCGCCACCGCTCAGTCCAAGGCCGACAGTGCATTCTCAAACGCGCAAACCGCGCTGACCAACGCCGGACTGGCCCAGTCCACCGCCGACGGCAAGGCGAGCGCCTACTACACGTCCTCCGCGCCTGCCGGTAGCGGCTTCAGCACCAATGACCTGTGGTTCCGCTCCCCGGATAACGCCGTGTTCCGCTGGAACGGCACGACGTGGGCGAACATTCAGGACACCTCGATTGCCACGGCGAAGTCCGCCGCCGATTCCGCCGCCGCCGCCGCATCCACCGCCGACACCAAAGCCGTCAACGCCCAGACCGCCGCGAACACCGCACAGACGGCGGCGAACACCGCGCAGACCAGCGCGAACAACGCCTCGACCGCCGCGAACTCCGTAGTGAAGACCACCACCGCCGCCGCAACCGGCACACCCCCCACGACCGGCGCGATCTGGAACCAGACCAACAGCGCCGGGGACCTCATCATCAACACGTGGACCTCCAATACGGCCGGAACGGCGTGGGTGCTCCGCAAGCTCGACGACGCGGTCATCGGCAACCTGAACGCCTCCACGATCAACGCCGGGTTCATCAACGCGGCCCGGTTGCAGGCCACCGACATCCGCACCCTGTTCCTGACCGCCGGGAAGGTCACCGCCGCTGACATCGTCACGGGCACCCTCACATCCGCGTCGGGCGTGTTCGGCACCATCGACGCCTCGATCATCAACGCGGGCACCCTGAACGCGGCACGCCTGCTCGCCGGGGACGTGCGCGCGAAGTTCCTCGCCGCCGGTCTGGTCACCGCCGCCGACATCGTCACCGGCACGATCACCGCCGCGTCCGGCGTCATCGGCTCCCTCGACATCGGCAAGGTCACCACCGGCACCATGTCCGGGTCCTTCATCACCGCCAACACCATCGGCGTCAAGCAACTGACCGTCTCCGATCTGGTGAACTTCGCCCCGTCGCTCGCGGAATCCCCCGGCGACTGGACCCTGACCGGAGGCATGACCATCGTGACCTCGGGCGTCGACGCCTCGGGCTACCGGCTCAACGCCTTCGAGAACACCGGCACCGCATCGGCCAAGGGTCCGTTCATGGCCGTCACGCCGGGCGAATCCCTGTACGCCACAGCCACCAGCTACCGGGCCGGAGGCGGCACCAACGGAACCTGGCTCCGGTACGAGTGGTACGACAAGGACAAGGCGGCGCTGACCTCCCCCGTCTACACCGGTTCCCCCCAAGCGTCCAACCTTGGCAGTAGCACGGTGTACGAACTGGTCGCCACCGTCCCGGCCACCGCCGCCTACGCGCGCCTCGTGCTCCCCATCGGCGCGGCCGGTGCGGGCTCAGGCATCAACACCGGCTTCTACAACATCATGGGGCGGCGGCAGAACGGCACCGTGCTGATTGCGGACGGGGCCGTGACGGCGAACAAGGTCGTGGCAAACGGCATCACCGCCAAGCAGATTCTCGTGGGCGATTTCGCCAACATCGCCATCGGCTCGGACTTCGATGACGTCACCGCCGTGCCGTGGACGCTGGACCCCCGGCATGTCACCACCACCGCGCAGAAGAAGTCGGGGACCCGGTCGCTTCAGCTCACCGCGGGCACCGGGGTGGTCACGTCCACGTTTATCGGGGACCTGCGGGTCAAGGAGGGCGAGCAATACTTCTTCAAGTACCACGCCTACATCGACACGAACTTCAACGGCACCGCCGGTAACTCCAAACTGCGCATCGGCGACCAGTCCGGGACGATGATCGGATCCAGCACGTTCGTCGGCATCACCCGCAACGCATGGACCGGCACTCCGCTGTCGGCGACGCTGACCATCCCGGCCGGGGTGACCAGCCTGCAAGTAACGCTGGTCAGCGACAACACTGCGGGCAACGCCTACATCGACGACATCCAGATCAGACGCATGTCCGAGGCGTCACTCATCATGAACCTCGGCGTGGAGCAGTTGACCGCGTCGGCGGCGAACATCGACTCGGCTGTGGTCGACAAGATGTGGACGAACGTGGTGCAGTCCCGGAAGATCACCACGGACATGCTCATCGTCGGGCAGGGCGAGAACATGATCCCGTGGGCGCCGTCTGTCGTGGCCCCGCATCAGGGCTGGAACGGCTCCACGGTCACCGCCATCGTCGACTCGGACCTCGGCCCTTGCCTGTCGTCAGTGAACACCACCGTCACCGCCGGGACGATGAAGACGTTCATGAAGCTGTCCTCCGGCGTGACCTCGAAGAACAGCATTGTGGACGCGTTCGATGTGCGCGAGACGGAAGAATACTCAGTCCGTGTCGGCTTCGGCGCGGGCGGCTCCTACGTTGACGGCACCCCCCAGTGCCGGGTCATGGTGCAGGTCCACGACAAGGCCGGGACGCTCCTCACCTCGACCTACGGAAACACGACCAGCCTGTCCTACTCGGGCGCTGAGACGTTCAGCACCGTCAACGTCCCGATCCCCGTCGGCGGGCGCTCAATCCTGATCTACATCCAGCAGGACAGGCAGGGCCTCGTCATGGTCCACTCCCCGTTCGGCAAGCGGAAGGCTGACGCGTCCCTGATCGTGGACGGCGGCATCCTGACCCGGCACCTGACCGTCACCGACGACATGGTGGTGGCGCTGTTGAACGTCCACAAGATCAAGGCCGTGGACATCGACACCAACGACATCACCTCCGACACCGGGTTCATCTCCGCGCTGACCACGAACCTGCTCACGGCGGACAAAATCACCGCCACCATGATCGGGGCCACCTCGATCACGTCCAAGCACACCATCACGGGCGCCACGATCCAGACGTCCGCGACGGCCTCGCGCGGCATCAAGCTGACCAGCGCGTCACTGAAGGGCTACAACAGCACCGGATACAACACGTTCAACCTCGACGCCACCAGCGGCGACGTCACTGTCACGACCCTCTACACGTCACCCACCGGAGCGCGCGTGAAGGTGTGGGACGACTTGGCGGGCAGGGCGCAGACGGATTTCTACACGGACACATCCGGCCAGCACGGCTCCATCTACACCGAGACGCAGACCGGCAACGGCGGCTACGTCACCAACGTCATGCACTACACGGCGTCCCCGGCGACGGCGACGAGCTGGACCTCCCGCCTGACCCTGTTCGCGGACGAGACATGGGCGCTGGGTTCACGCACCGCCGCCGCGCAGGTCACCGGGGACGGGTCAGGCTACCTCTACCTCCGCGGCAAGATGAAGAAGAACGATGCGGCGGCGGTACCGACGGACACCTTCCTCGTCGGCACCACGGCGGCGCAACAGCTTGCGACCGGAACGATCACGTTCGTCTATGCACAACCCGTGCCGTCCGGGACCCGCACGGTCATCGCCCAAGCGGACGCGGCGTCGGCGGCACAGCTCGTCACGCAGTCCGCCAGCGGATCACAGGTAACGTTCCTGTGGTCAACGACGGCGAACTCCAGCCTCACGGCGAAGTTCATTGCCGTATGGTCCACGTAGTAAAGCAGAAGAAGGGGAAGAAGAAGCGTATGGAATCACGGGTCGAGGAAGTCGAC